ACCGGCTGCACCCAATCCGGGAAATAATATGTTCATAATTGCAGACAATATAGCTGCCTGTGCTACCGCCTTTATTAACTGTATTACTAAATCTTTGACACCTTTTGCTAATGATTTAAATATGTTTTGTCCAGCTTCTAACGCGGTAAAAACACCATCTATAATTGGTGTAATTGAATTTTGTATAAATCCAAATGTATTATTGACTTGTTCTGTAAAACCTCCTGTTCGCTCTAATTCGGTGTTATATGTATTTAATTGTTCCGTTGCTGCGGATATTGATGCAACTCCTTCTGGTGTCGCAAATGTTGGAAGTAATGGTGTTGCGTAGGCTTGACTTGTACCAGTTCCGCCACTGGCTCCTGATGGTGTTGTGGTTTGTGATGGAGTTGTAGCTGGAAGAATAGTTGGTTTTAATGTTAGCGCATCATTTAATGAATCTTTAATGCTTTGAATTCCTCTCTTAATTCTATTGGTTGGATCAGTAAAATCAACTTCTCCTATTTGTTTTTGAAAATTATCTAAAGCCATTTGTAGGTCTGCTAAAGCAGTTCCAGCACTTGTTGCATCCCCTCTCCAAACCGCAAAAAATAATTTAACCGCAGATGTACCAGCTTTTAATATATTGACTAAAGAAACAACACTATCAACTAATCCATTTATTACTTTTCTTGCAGTGTCACTTTCATAATATAAATAAGTTATTGCTGCTATTGCTGCAATAATTATTCCCGGAATACCAATCATAAAAGTTGCAAATGATTTTACAACCTTTATTAAGTTGTTCATTTGTCCAAATAATCCACCTACAACCATTGAAAACTTTCCTATTACATAAGTAGCTGGACCAACTGCTGCAACAAATAATGCAATGTTTACCGCGGTTTGTTTTGCTTCCGGACTTAACTCTTTAAATCTTTGTACTAATGAATCAATTAATCTTGTTAATTGCTGAATCCTATCGCCTAAATTAGTTGATTCAATTATTGCTTGACCTAAATCTGCAAACGCATTTTTAGCTGAATCTTTTAAATTACTTAACCTTCCTCCTAACGTTTTGGATTGCTCACCCATTCCATTGAAAAACTTCCCTCCTTCAGATGCCGTTTCTTGCAATATTCTATTAAGGACATCAAAGGTAACTCCACCATCAGCAACAAAATCATTAAACGCTTTCCCTGTTAATCCAGTTTCCTTTTGCAACATTTCAAAAACCGGAATACCTCGCGATGCAAGTTGTCTTAAATCTTGCGTAAATGCAACTCCAACCGTTCTTGCTTGACCAAGAATCAAACTTATATCATTTATATTACTTCCAGTTGCAGCTGCAATATCGCCAAGGTATTGTAATGAATTTAATGCTTCATTCGCACTAAATCCAAATGCCATTAATTGCGAACTCGCCTCAACCAAATCTGTTACTTCAAATGGAGTTTGAGCAGCAAAGGTTTTAATCCTTTCAAATACGGCTGCACCTTGTTCCGCTGATCCGGTTAAAACTCGTAATCTCGCTTCAAGTTGTTCAAATTGGATTGCGGAACTTACCGCAGCACCACCAGCACCAAGAATGGGTAAGGTTAAGGTTTGAGTCATATTCGAACCAAGTCGTTGCATATCACGACCAAAGCGCTCCATATTTTTTTGAGCGTTTCTTAATGCTTTTTGAAATTGATTGACATTAAGATTAAGAATTACGTTCATTTGGTTCGCTGCCATATCTTATGCTTGTCCGTGATTTTTACGCATTATCGCATCCATTCGTTTTCTCCATTCAATTTGTTCTTTGGTTAATTGTCTTGTTTTCGGCTTTTCTTCCCTTTCCCAATCAAATTGGATTAAATCAGTCATTTTTATTGTTTTGCCTTTGCCTGAATACGGTTGTAAACTAATTGTAGCTAACCATCTCGTTTGTTCCCATTTATTCCTAAATTCTAACTGCTTCATTTGATTAAAGCCTTTAATCCCATCCATTACCGCGACAAAATCCGAATCTAAAAAATCTTGATTGCTCATCCCCATCTGCCCAATCGCAATTTCTCGGATTTGATTCCAAGTCATCATTTCGTGTGAGTCAGATGCGCTTTCGCTCGACTCGTTTTCGTTTTTTTTTCTGCCGATGGCATACTATTGCCGAACAAAGACATTATCCGATTAATCGCTTCCATATCTTCGTCTAGTTGGTCGCACATATCTTCAAAGGTCCATTTAAACTCAACCTTTTCTTTTCTATGCCCATCGCGTAACGCTTCGAATATTAACATCAATGTATTCTTATAATTTAACGTATCAGCTCCAAGCGTTAAAATAGAAATGCCTGTTTCCTCTTCGAAGCGAATCAATGTCGCATTCCCAAATGAAACAGGCACTTCCTTGTTGTTTATTTTCGTAAATCTAACCATTGTTTATCCGTGTTTGTGGTGTGCTCATTTTAATTATGCGTTTGTTCCCCTATAAACCGCTCCCGAAATCGTGAATGTTGCGGATACGGATGTATTGTCTTCAACCGGAGTATTAACTTCCCAAGATGTGCAATAGGCACTAAATGAATAGTAATTGTATCCGGATGTGTTTTCGGTCAATGTCAAAGCTAAAACCGTACCATTGTCCAAGGCATCAAATAATACATCTGGTTGTACGTTGGTGGATGATTCAGAATACAATGCTTCAACTGTCAAGGTTGCTGACTTTTGACCAGGTTTGTTACTTACCCAACCCGAACTTGGAGAATCCTTTGTAAGAATGTTTCTCATTTCTCTTGTAACGGATAATGTTGCGGATGTAGCTTCACCAATGGCGGTAGTGCCATCTTTGTATATCCGTAGGTCTGTTCCATTAATTATGTCATTAACTGCCATTTTTCTATGTTTTTAATTTAAAATAATTTGCGTTTCTTTTTTCTTGGTATTGCTATATTTTCTTTCAATTCAATTATTTCCTTTTCTTTTTGGATTGCCTTTTCAACTCCAAATGGTAATACTTCTTCGCATATACCTTTATCAATCAATTCCAATGCCTTCTTTTTCATTATATGCGCTCTCAATCCTTTTGTAATTACTTTATTTGTTGCCGGATTGAACCAATCCTTTAAAAATAAAACTTCCATTATCTTTCTCGTTTTAGTCTGATTTGATAATCTTGAGATAAATAGAAAACGCCCAAATCCGCATTATAATCTCCATCGCTACTATTCAACATCGTAATCCTTTGTATAGCTTGTCCATTAACAGTTCCTTGGTAAAAATCTAAAGTTGATCGTATCGCCCCAGCTAATGTTGTATTCGTATCAAAATCATTCGCATACATATCGATTTGAACCGTAATCACATCCAATGGCGAAGAACCATCTTTGGTCATAGACGGCTCTGTATCCGTTGTCGTATATACCACAAAAGGAAACTCTGCAAATTGCGGAACAGAAACAGGATAGATACGACTACCAACAATATCAGTAACAGAACTTGCTCCAGAAAGTAATCCGTAAATCGCCTTGCCAATTTCATTCGTTGTCATTAACTAACCTTGCTTAATAGTTTGACAGTTTTATTTAAATATCTATCAACTGAATTTCTAATTTGATTATAAACAATCCCTTGAGTTTGTCTAAATGCCTTTATCGTTACCTTTTCACCAAATTGTTTAGCACCTCCAAATATCATATGTGCATACCATCCATTGAACCTTTTATCGTTTGGATTTATTACACTTTTTTTCTTACTAAACATCGGACCAATAACTCCAATAGGTTCTTTATATCCTTTTTCTTTCGATATTACTTGAATCGAACTTTTAATGTTACCTAATCCAAATTTATATCTAATTTTTCCTTTACCTTTTGCAGCTCTTTTACTTCCTTCACTTTTATAAAAATATAAAACATCAGGTCTTAATTTCTTTGGAGTAAAATCTCTTGTGAATCCTTTTTGTCTTCTTCTTTTTTCAGCTATTGGTGTTAATTCCCTTGCTCGTGTTTTTATGGTTTCCGAAGCTGGATATATAATGTTTTTAACTGCTTCTTCATCTCTAATCGACTTTAATAGTTTTTCAATATCTTTATTAAATTGCCTTAAATCAACTTCGCTTAACCTTAATATTCTATCACCTTGATTCTGATTTCTATAACCACCAGGAGTGTTTAGCCTTTTTGCCGCTAATGTTCGATTGTAATTCGAAAACCCTAATATCCGTTTATAAACTCCC